GTAAACTTTAACTTTTTCTCCATTAAACTTATAACAATACATTGGTTCAGCTCTACTATAAAATAGTATGGGCTTCTTATTGAGATAAACATATTTAGCAGAATACACATTAAATAGTTTTAACATTTCGGTATTAATACCAAATTGTTTCCAATATCTAATATCTATATCTGTAAAGACCTGTGGTTTGAATTGAATAAGATTACTCTTCTTTTCTATATTAAGTTTAAAGTTATTATATCTTATTGGTGAATCGTTCACATTGCCTACATAACCAGCTAAACCTAAACATAGGTCCTGGTTAACTCTTGCCATAGCCTCTATAAAACTTAAGTTATAGAGTGTCATAACAAGATCAAAGCATGTGCCTTGTGCACCATTAAAATCTTTAAATCTTAATTGTTTACCTTCATTATAGTAAACAGCAAAAGAAGGTCTCTCATCATCTCTTAAAGGACTTTTAAATGCTCTATTAATTGTAAAATCAAATCCTACATAGTGTCGCATAATTTCTTCTTCAGAGATTCTATCTAGAATAGCATCTTTACTAAGAGCTGTTCCATCAGAAACACTGTTTAAATCATACATAAGGATTTGTTTTAAGTTAAAAATAAAAGAAAAGGTTGCTCTCGTTGCTGCAGCATAGCCAATCATCCTGCTTTCAGACTTACGGAGAGCTATGGACAGGGTTAGAGGGTTACAACCTTTTCTTTCTATTCATTTAAAATGGTAATTGAGTATCATCGCTTTCTGTCACTTCACCATTTGAAGTTGCAGCAGCTTTCTCCATTTTATCATAAGTAGGATTAATTTTTAATCCACTTACTGGAGCTGCCATATCCTCAATAAAAGGACAAAAGTTAGGTACTGATGCATAATCTTTATAATTATATACCACTTTAAGCCTTACCTTTTTACTAAGATCTGCAGAACTTACTTTTTCAGAAATTATATCACATAATCCCCCAAAAGAATCCGCTTTTACAGTAAAAGATTCAGCTGCTATAAATTTAGTACAGATATGCTTAATTCTAATTAACATAGAATTAACTTTTCTGCTTACAGCCTGATCAGTTGACTCACCTGGCTTAGGCGTGACATAATCAGGATTAACACTAAACTCATTGTGTTTTAGTTCTGCACCAGCTTCATTCTTAAATAAGAATTGAAGGTAAGGATTAGAATTTTTGTCATTCTCCTTTGTAACACTTACTAATGTTACATTATCATTAATACCAACACAAACATGTTTAAAAAATTTTAAATTAAAAAAATTAGAAAATATCCATTGAATCACCCGTAGGTTCCTGTACAGGAGCCTCCACATGTTCAACCTCATTGTTAACAATATTTTTCTGAACTTTGCCTTGTTCAATATCATAATATGCTTTTTCAGCTTCATCAAGATCTTCTCCTTTATGATCTAAACCTTCTTCGATTCTTGTTTTATGATCATTTTCTTCTTGTATCTTAGCCTCTTGCTCAGAATACGTTTCATCTTCCGTTACAGGTTCAGCTCTATCTACATATTTCCAGCCTCTATCCTCATCTATATTTGAAAAATCTTTAGATTGACTAACTTCATAAAATGAATAATCAAGAAAATCATTTATAAGAGTTTCTTGAGAAGAAATATATAATTTCTCTCCGTCTTCTGCTATATTAAAATGACTTTTAAGATCTCTCCAGTGAGGAAGATTAACTACATACCCCTGTTTATTAACAGCTACGCCATCTTTATCAGGAGATTTATATATGTAAAGTTTTTCTTCTTCTGTATCTGGATATGCAAATCCAATCTTATTAGAAGTTGCATTGATTCCTAAACTAGAAATCAGTGCGGGAGATAGTTTAAGCTTTCCGTTTTCTAGAACTTCTATGCAATAATCATCTCCAAATTTGTTTTGTCTTTCGACTCTTTTTCCTATTAATCTCATAATTATTATTTATAATAGTTATTAATTGTATCTATAACCGAACTCATATCGTTTGGTATAAATGTTTCTGAAAACATTCCCATTGGGGATTTACAAGTATTACCACCATCAGTTTGATTTGTCTGAAATCTATATTGAACTTCTTTACTCCCGTTCATATGTATATCAGTAAATAAAACAACAGTAAATAGACCTTCCATAGTGATTACATTATCTACTAGCTTTCCAATTGTTTTAAATTTCAATTTTCTAGTGCCTTTAAAATCTGTAGTCTCTTCAGCATGTCCTACCATGATGAAAGTAATATCGTCACGCAAGCTTTTACCTGCATGTGCTACTTCCCAAGCATGTTTTCCTATATCGGTAAATTTATCAAATCCTCTTTCATTTGCACGTCGCATATACTCATTTGCCATTAAATATTGAAAATCATCTACAATAACAACCTTAATATGAGGCATATTATCATTAATATGTTTCATGGTTCTTACTAAAGCATCAGCATTATCACTGGAATAATAATTTCCTTGTGCATTATCTTTGCTTATAGTTGTGTAATTTGTTTTCCAACCTTTAAATGGTAATGGTTTTCTTGCTACGTTTAAAATAAAAGTTTCTTTAGGATCTAATGTTCTGAAGGAAGTGGTTTTACCTGTACCGCTTTCTCCTATAATTAAAATCTCTTGAGCCATATATTTATTTTTTTAGCTATTAAATTCGATCTTTCCAGAATCAAAAAATTCATCTACCTTATTATACTTTAAATTATCAAGCATGGACATAACTACTCCTGGTGCACCTTCCCTATTCTTTATCAAATGCCAATATATCATGGCTTGTTGAGGGTTTTTAGGGTTAACAACTGGTAAACTATGGGATCCGTAAGCCTGTAAATTTAGCATATAAGGTTTATGTGTTATTAAAACATAATCAGAACCGTGAAATACTGCATCTGATCCAAAGATGTCTTTTTTCATTGGATAATGTAGTGTTGGATTAGATATTCTATCCGAACTTTCAATGTCACGATTCAACTGGCTTAGTATTACAAATATACACTTTATTTCCTTCTTTAGGATCATAAAAGCCCTATATAATCTAGATAACATTTCTCTTTCTGACTCTCTTTGTTTTCCTTTAGTTAACAAAGTATGATCTAGAAAAACAACAACACCAAAGTCATCGCCTTTTAGAGCTTTTTGTTCAAAGTAAAACTTTTTTATAGTATAATATATCTGTTCAATATTACCAGGAACATCAATATAATATATACCATATTTACTAATTGTATCTTCTTTTATTTTCTTTAAAGAATTAAAATCAGTATCCCCAAGTACTTGATGACTTGAGTATAATTCAGAAACAGGTTTTTCCACTTTAGAAGATAGTTTCCTACCAACCTGTTTCATAGCGAGCATTTCAAAATTAAAAGATAACACGGAAAAATTCTCTTTGGGATTCATATCAAACAAACTTGTCTCCATCTCGTTTGCTATTGATGATTTCCCTGATCCAGACATACCTGCTATGGTCATGACTGTATTCCAGTCAATTCCACCTGCAGCACATCTATTGAATTTATCCCACCTGGTATGTAGGGATCTAATCTTTCCGTTTCTTCTAAGATCTATATACTCTATAATTTCATCAGCCGCTTTGCTGATATGCTTGTAATCCAATATTAATGGATTACCCTTAGATGAGTTTTCCGCCATAATCTATATCTTTATTGTTACTAGATTTTTTATTAGCTACCCAATCTAAAACATCTCTCCAGACATCTTGCTTTAGCCAATTCCTTAAACTTTTAAGGTAAGCTGCACTTCCTGTTCTTTTTTTCTCTTGTATATATAGTTCTAATATTTTTTGCAGGCGTTGTGGTGTTATTTTACTTCTTTGAATTGTAGTTAAATACAATTGTTTAATTTCTTTTTTTCCTTCTCTTAGATTGTCTTCTCTTCCATTTATTCGTCTTACTTTAACAGGATAAGTAGTAAAGAACTTCTTAAATTCTTCACCATAGATATCTTCAGCCAGATCGAGAAGATTCTCGTCTGCTAAAAGTGGGTTATCTGCTTTTTGATCAGTATAACTATCAACTAAATTCTTAATAAATGCAGTTCCTTTATTTGTAGGAGTAGCATCTTGTATCCTCATACTTTGAGGCTTGATGTTTAAATAACCTTTTTCTTTTAATTTAAATACAGGAAGCATATTTCTTCCTAAAGAATAAGATTCTAACACATCTACTTTATTATAAACATAACAATATAAAATACAATATTCTTCAAAGGATAAATCATTTTCTATTAAAATTAAAACCATTGGTTTTCCTATTGCTATCATAATATTTAATTAAAATCGTCAGCATCTACAAGAACTGCATTACCACATATAAAGTCACAGCCCTTATATTCCATAAGTTTAGTAGCCATTATATTAAGTGGTAGATTATGTAGTTTGCCTTCTTCGTTAATAATCATTAATTTTCCAGTTTCAGTGCAAGGAACAAGTTCTATATATCCTTCTACTAGAGCCTGGAGCTCTTCTAATTGACGTTGTACATCAACTCTTACTATTTGTTCTTCTCCATTAGGAGGTATTAGTTTAACGTCAATAAGACGTACACTTTTTTTAGCCATTTCTTTATAATTTAATATCGTCAATACTATCTACCCATTGGGTATTATAATCACTTTGGGTCCTTTTACGTACCCATTTCACTTCTTGGCTTCCTTTTACATACAAATTCACATAAATTGCGGTCTTTCCTTCTTGTAACCTAATAGTCCTCCCACGGCGTTGAATATTATCCAATGCTTTGGAACTTCCTGCGGCACAAATACCTAAAGAGCAGTCGGGAACATTAAATCCTACATTTAAAGCCTTTACAGAGCTTATAATACGCTTATATCCAGAAGAGAAAGCAGTAAGAACTACCTTTCTATCTGAAGCTTTAAGCTTAGAATGAAATGTTACACACTCATCTCCTATCGCTTCTTGTACACTTTCAGCAAAATCTATTGATTCACTAAAAACGAGACCTTTACGAGTAGGAAATTTATCTACTATTTGCTTTATCAAGGCTATCTTATTATGAGCTCCATAACACAGATGTTTTCTTTTCTGCATCATTACATAAAATATATTTGCCCATTTCTTTTGAGTAGCATCTCCTTTATTTCTATAAAGAGTAGCATTTCTAAACGCATCAAAGATTCCTCCTAGCTTAGAAACAGCAGCGTTATACATAGTATCTACTTTGTTATAAGCTTTTGCTTCCTCTGCTGTAAAACTAATACCTAGATTAAACACTTTATAAGGAGAAATAAGTCCTAGATTAAGTGCAGATTTAGTATCAGTTGTATAAATGATAGGAGCTAACTTATTAAGGATAGCTTTATATTCATCATTTTCAGGAATCGTTGCCGTAAGACCATAAATTCTATTCCATGTATTGTTTTTATAAAATTTACGATACTCAGGAGATAAAGTAGTATGAATTTCATCTACAATTACTACATTCCAATGTTTATTTACCATTTTATATGCAGTTTGTATACATTCAAAGTCTACCTGATCCAGTAAATGAGTTAAACTCCAGGAATAAAATTCATTAATCCATTCATTGTCTCTCAGATTCTCTGTAGGAACTATAACCAAGGCTCTTCTATCGGGGTGGTCTTCAAGGGTTTCTGCAATAGCTAAAAGACCCATCCGAGTCTTTCCTAAGCCAGTAACAGCTATTGAGGTTCCCTTGCACCCCGATTCCTTCCACAATTTTAAATGAGCTTGCTGTTCCTCGTCTTTATTGAGGTTCGCTTTCTTCACTTCCATTGTTTTTAGTTTTAATTTTTAAAATACTTTTAATAAACTCTAGTTCATATTCCTGCCCTTGCAGTTCAATGATCCTAGTTTCTTTATTCACTTCTCTTTCTAAGTATGCTACTTCAAAGTCATCGAGAGTTGAAATCCATTTCATATATGACATATTCTCTATTTTTCCCAGCATGAAGTAATATTAGTCTCAGCTTTAAGTAATCCACTGGGTAGAATTTCTTTCGCTGCATCTTCCATAAGCTCTGTCATTTTACTAGACCATTCTTTAGAACAATCTTTAATACATATAGTATCTATTTGATCGTGTACAGTCATAACTAACTTAACTTTATCTTGCCAACTTCTTTGTATCTCTTCTCTAATAAGTATAAGAGCTTTCTTAGTCATATCCGCCCCAGTTCCCTGGATCGGTGTATTTTTAGAAGCTCGTTCTATTCTTCCTAAAGTTTTCATAGAAGTCTTTTGATGTTTAAGCCTTGGTGACCAATCATCAAACCATCGTATCCTACCAAAAGGAGAATATGTTTTGATGTGACCAAAATGTTTACCATAATTTCCCAGTGCTTTAAGAAATTTATTAATAGCAGGAAAAGCTTTAAAATATTTATCAATTAGCTTTTCTGCATCTTGTAGAGATATCTGTAATGTTTCAGATAACTTCATAGAACTCATTCCATAAGCTAAACCAAAATTAATAGTCTTAACATTAGTTCTTAATTTCTTATGTTTAGGACAATTACATTTTTGTTTGTTCTTATTATAAAAAGCACATCTATCTTCTCCTGATGTGATCCATTCTGTTCCATAAACCAATTCAGCACATATACTATGCAAATCTTCACCAGCATTTAAAGCTTTCAACCAAACAGGATCCTTAGCTCCTTCAGCTATAATACATAGTTCTTGAGAACTATAGTCAGAGCTGACAAATACCCAACTTTCACTAGGAGTAATAAAACAATTTCTATATTTATTATCACTTGGAATCTGTTGCATATTAGGATTGTTACTAGAAACTCTCCCAGTATTTAATATTTGATTAAAAGAAGTATGGACTTTACTATCAGATTTAACAAACTTAAAGAACTCACGACCATAGGACGTAAATAGTTTCATCTTTTCCTTAAATTCTATATAGTCCTTTATAATAGGATTAGAATACGCATGTTTATATAGATTCTTTCCATTAACATCTTCTAAATCAGGTACTAAAGTTTTAAAAACTTCTAGAACCTGGGTCGGACTGGTCCATTTAACAGCTACACGCCGTAGCTCTTCTACAGGCATAAATAAATCTGTCTGCAGAGTCTTTGATACGAATGATTCAAAAAGTTTATCACTTTCTATATATCTATCTAATCTATCAAGAATTTTAAAAGCCTCTTCTCCTGAAATCTCTGCTATTTCATTCCATTTTTGCAGATCTATATCTATTCCATTAAATTCTATATCAGCAAATGCTAAAGCAGCATCATTTTCTAACTTAAGGATATTCTCTAAGTTATGATGTTGTACTTGTATCATTTGATCATTTCTTATTAAAGGAAGATATGCAACATCTTGAGCTCCATACACTATTTGATATTGTGTAAAGGGTTCTCCTGTCATTCCAACAAATTTATTTCTTACTGCTTTATCTAAAGCTATTCCGCAATAGAACTCAGTAAGACTTGTTAAGCTGTAGCTTTTATTCTGCCTACCACAGTGAATTACCTTTTCGGCAATCATAGTATCATATATATTCTCACATGTTATATCAGCCCATTGTTTAATAAACTTATAATCAAATTTAACATTATGAAAAATCTTAAGAATTGTTTTAGATTCTAAAACAGATCTTAAAAATTCTATAGAATACATACGAGTATCAATTACAAATTGAGTGTGTTGATCTCCTATTTGAAACATAATAAGTTTCTTGGACAGGAAATCAAGTCCTTCAGTTTCGGTATCAACACCTAAAACTTTCTTCTTAGAACAATATTTAAAAATATCTTCTTCTGTACACAGTTTAAACCCATTAGGAGTTAATCCTTTAGGTCCTAAATAATAAATCATAAAGTTTTTATTTATACATATTACCAAATAAACCTGACATGGGAGAGTCAGAACTTCCATCAAACGATAAAGAAGGTTTTAATTTTCCTTTTTCTTCTTTAATAAAAGATAAAAAAGAATCTTCTTCTTCTTTTGCTTGAAATAGAAAAACTATTCTATCTTCTCCTAATTCATTTGTAAGAAAAGAATGTTCTTCCTTTGTAAAGGAAGGTTCCTTACCTGATACTTCATAATATTTAAGTTTATCAGCTAATGTTTTTCCCATTGGAGTCTCTTCTAATTTTTTATACTTATCTTTTCTTTCAAATTGTGTAACAGTACATTCTATAATAAGACAGAAATACTTAGATTGTGTTTTATCTAAAACTCCTTTAATTATATCAGGTAAATATTCTTTATAATTACTATTAGAAAAGATTTCTTTAGGTAATTGTAAGAGTTTGTTTTGTCCTTCTTTTCCTTGAAAACAAAAAACAGGAGAACAATCTTGTTGCTCAAGGTAAAAAGTTGTTACTTTCTGTAATA